AGCAGGAAAAATGACTTGTGATTTCTAATATAAATAATCAGAAAAGGAAATTATGAAAAAAATGAGATTATTTAAGTTTTGGAACGCAGATGGTGTTGAAAAAGAAAAAGAAGAAATTAGTTTGAAAAAGGCAACACGAGCAGTACAAGGTGATTTTAAAGATAAAATGATAAGTGTAGAATATATCAGCAAAAAGGGCAAAGAGATGTGTCATTCTATAGTAATACCAATTGGTAGAAAGCTAAGACAATCAATTTTACAAGAACAAAGAAGATTAGCACTAAAGGCTAAAAATGCCAGCCGTTAGTAGAGTAGGAGATAGTCATACAAATCACCCACCATGTAGTCCTGGAGAAGCGGCTTCAGGTTCAGGTAATGTTTTTGCAAACTCAATATCAGTTCACAGATTAACAGACCCTAATACACCACATGGTTTTGTATTGTGTGTACCTCATTCAACAAACTTATCGGCGGCTAGTACAACTGTATTTGTTAATAGTTTAGGTATATCAAGAATTGGAGATAGTTATGACTGTGGTGTTAAATTAAATGCAGGTTCTCCAAATGTCTTTAGCGGTTAGTGTATAAATATCCGTATGGCAGTCTATGATTCACAAACACAAAGTAAGAGTACACGAAATTCCAGAAGATTTAGGGATATTGACTTAGACTTTAATAGAAACACAGTTACAAATGATGTAAATGTTGTTGAAGACATTATAGCAATTAAAAGGTCTGTAAGAAACTTAGTACAATCAAATTTTTATGAGAGACCTTTTCATCCTGAATTAGGTTGTGGTGTTAGAGGATTATTATTTGAAAATTTTACACCGTTAACTGTAATTTACATGAAAAGAAAAATTGAAGAAGTATTAGTAAATTACGAACCAAGAATATCATTAACAGCTGTCAATGTTGATGATGACCAAGACGGCAATAGATTAGTTGTGGATATTCACTTTAGAATAATTGGTGTTGAAGGACCTCAATCAGTATCCACTTTTTTACAAAGAATTAGGTAATAGATGTCAAACAAATTAGTAGTATCAGATTTCGATTTTGATTTAATAAAAAATAATTTAAAAAATTTTTTACAAGGTCAATCACAATTTCAAGATTATGACTTTGAAGGTAGTTCACTTTCTATCCTTTTAGATGTTTTATCTTATAACACACATTATATGTCATACTTAGCTAATATGGCAACAAATGAATTATATCTTGATAGTGCTGATATAAGAAATAATATTGTATCATTAGCAAAGATGATTGGTTACACACCGTCATCACCTAGAGCACCTATGGCGTCTATTGATGTTACTTTAAATAATGCAACAGGCACAAGTGTGACTATGAACAAAGGTACAATTTTTACAACTACTGTAAACGAAATTGCTTATCAATACATAACAAACTCAGATGTTACTATAACACCGTCAGCTGGTATTTACAAATTCAATAGTTTACCTGTTTACGAAGGCACATTAGTAACATTTAAATATACAGTCGATATTACAGATGTTGACCAAAAATTTATTATACCGACTACAAACGCTGATACAACTACATTGTTGGTAAAAGTTCAAAATAGTTCAAGTGATACTACAACAGAAACATATTCATTAGCTGGTGGTTACAATAATGTAACATCTACATCTAAAGTTTACTTTATACAAGAAGGAACGGACGGAAGATATGAAATTTATTTTGGTGACGGTGTAAATGGAAAATCAGTTGCTGACGGTAACATTGTAATATTAGAATACATAGTTACAAATATAACCGAATCAAACGGCGCAAATTCATTTAGTTTATCTGGTAATATAGGTGGGTTTACAAATGTTACAATTTCTACGGTATCGTCTTCACAAGGCGGAGCATCTGGTGAATCAAACGAATCAATTAGATTAAATGCACCATTACAGTACGCAGCTCAAGATAGAGCAGTTACAACTACAGACTACGAAAGTTTAGTTAAATCAATTTATCCAAATGCATTATCAGTAAGTGCATGGGGTGGTGAAGATGATGAAACGCCAAGATATGGTATTGTAAAGATTGGTATTAAGGCTGCTTCAGGTTCAACACTTACAGAAACTACTAAACAAGATATTGTAAATAAATTAAAACCATATAATGTGGCTTCAGTATCTCCTCAAATTGTGGATCCTGAAACAACTTCGGTATTATTAACATCAACTGTTAAATATAATACATCAACAACAACAAAGTCAAGCGATACTTTAAAATCAGAAATTATTACATCTATTACTAACTACAATACAAATACATTACAAAAATTTGATTCAATATATCGACACTCAAAATTAACAGGATTAATTGACTCTGTAGATACAAGTATTCTATCTAATATTACAACTGTAAAAGTAAGAAAATCTTTTACACCTACTTTAGCTTCATCTACAAGATATGACATATATTTTAGAAATGGTTTATTTAATCCTCACACAGGACATAATATGAGTGCAGGTGGTATTTTATCGTCAACAGGTTTTAAAATTGATGGTAACGACAATGAAATGTTTTTTGATGATGACGGTTCAGGTAATGTAAGACTTTATTATCTATCTTCAGGTATTAGAACATATGTCAATAATACGCAAGGTACAATTGATTACACAACAGGTCAAATTACAATCAACTCTTTAAATGTTGCTTCAATATCAAATATTAGAGCTGCAACTTCAACTGTGATAGAATTGACAGTTACACCAGATTCAAATGATGTTGTTCCTGTAAGAGACCAAATTGTAGAAATAGATGTAGCTAACTCAGGCATTACAGTTACAGCAGACACATTTGTAGGAGGCTCAGCTGATGCTGGTGTAGGCTACACAACAACATCAAGTTATTAATGACAAATGGCAAAATTTAATGATAAAATTTCAACAATACTTAACAGCCAACTTCCAGAATTTGTCGTTGCTGACCACCCTAAGTTTGCCGATTTTCTTAAAGTCTATTATCAACTTTTAGAATCAGCAGAATTATCCATAGACACGATTGAGGGTACAGATGGTATTCTACTTCAATCAGAAACGGGTCAAACAAATAATTTAGTTTTAAATTCTAGTCGAAAAGATACGGCTAGAACATTACTAGACGCTGGTGATAAAATTCTTTTAGAAGAATCTACTTACGGTAAATTTACTAGAGGTGAAGTAGTTACAGGTCAAACATCAAAAGCAACAGCAACAGTTTTAGTTGAAGACATTGCAAACAATAGATTAATCATATCAGCACAAGATAAATTTATTGATACTGAGGTTATTGTTGGTGCAAGTTCAGGTGCTCAAGCAAACATAACAAATTATAGACCAAATCCTGTAAATAACATTACAGACTTAATTAACTTTAGGGATCCTGACAAAGTTATAAATCATTTCTTAACTCAAATGAGAGATGAGTTTTTAGCAACATTGCCAGAAAATTTAGCTGCTAGTGTTGATAGAAGAAAACTAATTAAGAATATCAAATCACTTTATAGGTCAAAAGGTTCAGTTCGTGGCCACGAAATGTTTTTTAGAATATTGTTTGGTGAAACTTCAGAAACAATATATCCTAGAGAACAAATGCTTAAAGCTTCAGATGGTCAATTTGACTCATTAAAAGTTTTAAGAGTTATTGCTTCAGTAGGTAACGCAACTTTATTAATTGGCCGTACAATTACAGGTCAAACTTCAAACGCAACTGCTATCGTAGAAAATACATCTACTTTTCAAATTGGTGCGTCAACTGTTACACAATTAATTTTAAATGCAGATAGTATTCTAGGAACATTTACAGTAGGAGAAGAAGTACAAGGTACAACTACCGACACAGATAACTACTTTATTAAAGCAAATGTTACAGGTATACCTGGTACAAAGAATATTACAAATGATGGTTCATTAAACAAAACTACCGACACAATAACATTGACTGCCGGTGGCGAGGGTGCATTATTTCAAATTGAAGATATAGGACCAGGAAAAGTTACAGAGATTGTAATAGACAATAAAGGTACTGGTTATGAAGTAGGTGACGCATTGACTTTTGTAAACACAGGAACAAGTGGTAACAATGCAGCTGGATTTGTTAAAGTCATAAACGGCGGTATTGCAGACCAAAACGGAAACACGGATGCGGCTACAGGTGTTGAAGATAGAATTATTTTAGAAGATGAAACTACAAGAGGTGACGCATATGAGGGTAAAGTCCTCATGCAAGAAAAATTTACTGACTTACAAACTATTGAGGAAATATTTTTAACAAACGGTGGTGGACAATATACATCATTACCTACAGTTACAGTTACATCATCATCAGGCTCAGGTGCAATCGTAAAAGCATATGGTGATGAGATAGGTAAAATTGTTAAATTAAAAACCGTTTCATTAGGTAGAAGTTACGAAGAATCACCTACACCTCCGGTTTTAGGTTTCTTTAACAACATGATTGTAACAAGTATTTTAGGTTCATTCGTAAATAACACTACAGTTTCAGGTGGTACTTCAGGCGCTACAGGTACAATATCAGATTTTGATAGTGATAGAGGTTTATTAAGAATTAAATCGGTATCAGGAACATTTGCAATAGATGAAATAATTACATCAAGTTCAGGTGGAACATGTAAACTTAAAAAATTAGATATATCTACAGCTTCAGTAAATGTGGTTTCTGTATCAGACACAGATGGTGCATTTATTAGTGAACGAGGTAAAGTTTCAGAAACAACAATGAGAATTCAAGATAGTTTATATTATCAAGATTACTCTTATGTAATTAAAGTTGGACAATCAATCGCAAGATGGCGTGATGCATTTAAAAAGACAATGCACACATCAGGTTTTTATTTTACAGGTCAAGTTGATATTGAATCACAGATTGTTGTAACGGCAAAAGGTCCAGTTAAAGGTGTTACTTCAGGTACAATCGAAAGTCCATTACTGTCACTTGTTAATACATTATTTGTAACAGTATTTGGTAGAAGATTAGGAACAGCCACAGACGGCACATCATTACGAACAACACCACAAATTGGTGGTAATTCAGATGTAAGTAATGACTTTAGGGACCCATTTGACGCAAACACTAGAGATTTGACAGCTTCGAGAGAAGATATTACAATTGACTATCTAAGTCGACCTAGAAATCTATTTACAGACGGTTCAGGAACAGTACATGATATTAGAAGTGGTTACGCATACGGAGGACCTAGATATGGTTCATTAAATAAATATGCAAATAGTGTATTTGGTATAAACAATCCTGGTTCATATGCAAACACATTTCAGAATTTAAATGCATTGAGAATTGAAGGTACTAAAACAGCTCTTGATGGACAACAGGTTCCTATATTCTTATTTACCTCTAACGAAATAGGTAAAAAAATTAAAATGAATTATGCATTTCCGACTACTATAGGATTTAGTCAAGACTTATTCAGTAATACACTAACTAAATTTGATAGTGATACATTAACATTTGATGATAGTACACCGTAAAAACATTATAAATAGTATAAAGAGATAACAGGCAAACATGGCAAAACTTACAATAAATCGAGGTAGTGTAGCAAATGACGGAACAGGTGATAACCTCCGTGATGGTGCTAATAAAGTCAATCTAAATTTTGACGAAATTTATACAGCTATTGGTGATGGTACAACTATAAGCGGTACTATAAAAGTTGCTGATGATTCATCTACTGTTATGACATTATCAGCTAATGGCGAAACCATTAGAATGTTAGGTGGTACTGGTATAGACACAACTATTTCAGGCAATGATATTACAATTGCAACTAACTCCTCAGTTTTAACTGCTTCTGTAGCTTCTACATTAACAAATAAAACTATAGCTTTAGGCTCTAACACAATTTCAGGCACCACAGCAGAATTTAATACAGCATTAACTGATAATGATTTTGCCACATTAGCAGGTTCAGAAGCTCTTACAAATAAAACCATTAATGGAAGTTTAAATACACTATCAAATATTGCAAATGGTTCATTAACAAATTCATCAATTACACTTATAGATGACACATCTACTACAGATGCTGTTTCACTAGGAGAAAGTTTAAGACTTACTGGTGGTACAGG